GAAGCAGCTATCTCAATTCCATCTCCACCTTGAGTTTCTAATGGCGCTTGGAAGTCAATCTGTCCAAGGATGTCATTCGCTGCTACAGCAACCTGTGCTGTGGCAAGTAATAGTTTGCCCGAGCTAGCGGCGGCATCAGCAACGGGACCCAATATCCTCAACTGATCAGCACTATTGTCCCACTCCATATAAGCACCGTCGGCTGCCCCAAAGAACTTTACATCATACCCCGCATCATTGACCCCCACCGTCACAGTGCTATTAAATTGAGATGCGGCCCCAAAAGTTTTTGCCCCAGTAAAGGATTGGGTCACATTAAGATGCGCTGTCTGAGCATCAAGATAAGCAGAGGCTACCACCGTGCTGCTTTGCCATGTGCCAGCAGTGACAGTGCCTACGGTTGCAATGCTACTGCTTCCAGCAATTGGGGAGTAAAGAGATCCCAAAGCCGTTCCGTTTAGCGTAATTGCATCTGCTTCTAAAGTTCCATCTATGTCAGCATCACCACTAATGTCGAGCGTAGTGGCTTCTATTTCACCGCTAGCTTTAAAAGTTACTCCATCCCCTCCAGCAACCTCAAAGATAATTTGATCGTCTGTTGCAAATTTTATTTGGTTATCCGCATCACGCCCTAAGGCTAAAGCGGCATTTACTACAGAAGTCACCGTTGTCTGAGCGGCTGTTATTGCTACATCGTTAGCATTAGCGGTAATACCATCTCCACCAATTACATTCAATACAGCACTTGTAGCTGTCATACCAGCACCAGCAAACAAGGTTGCTAAAGCGGTGGTTGTAGTTTTCTGTTCATTAGATCCGTCAGAATCTAAGGTAGAAAAGAAATCTCCATCAGCAGGAGTCACGGTGCTTAGTTCCGAAAGGTCGAGAGTAAGAGTCACCGTGCCGCTAGTACCCCCACCAGACAGTCCTACACCAGCAGTTACACCCGAAATATCACCGGTAGTTGGCGTCTCCCAGTTAGGCAACGTACCTGTGCTGGTAAGTACATCACCATCACTCCCTACACCTAGTCTCGCAAGAAATCCAGAAGCATCGCGGTAGTAAACATCGCCCGTAGCATCGGTTGAACCATTTATTGCAATACCGGCATTAGCAAAGACCAAGTCATCTGCCGATTCGTCCCAAGTAAGACTGGATGATGGGGTGTCCCCATAGAAGATCACATCCTTACCAGTTCCATCTACGCCTACAGTGACGGTGCCTGTAAATGTTTTATTGGCGGTAAAGGTCTGCACCACGGCAAGGTGAGCCGTGTCATCATCCAGATAAGCAGAGGCCACCTTAGTACCTTGCCACGTCCCAGTGCCGACAGTTCCCACAGTAACGATATTAGTACCACCAACGCTATGGCCAGCAAAGTAAGTGCTAACCGTATCTACGTTGGTCATACTCATTGTTCCTGCGTCATTGACCAATAATCCATCACCAGAAGCTACTGATGTCGTTCCCCTAGAGGTTCCTCCATCAATAAGATTAAGCTCTGTAGTAGTAACCGTAGCCCCATCTAAAATATTCAACTCTGCGGCAGTTGTCGTAACGGCTGTTCCACCAATGAGCAATTTATCCTTTACTATATCTATCGCTGCACCACCAGAAGTCAACAATTTATCTGCTGATGTGTCCCATAATAGATAAGCCGATGCCGTATCACCAAAAAACTTTACGTCATATCCTTGATCGTTCACCCCAACAGATACGGTTGAATCTATTTGAACAGCTCCATCTATATCGACTGCATCAAGATTGGTGATTCCATCTATATCAGCATTGCCAGATATGTCAAGAGTAGCTGCATCTAGTTCACCCGTTAATGTTACGTTTCTAAAGGAGGCTATATCCAAACTTGAATCTACGACCACAGCTTTTGAAGCAGCCACTGTTCCAGCAGTTATACCATCCAGCATCTCCAACTCAGCTTCACTTATTGCCGCATCACCTACTGTAAGTGCGCCAAAAATACCCGTTCCCGTAACAGTGAGTCCACCGCCGATAGTGGCATTGGTTCCAATAGCCACCGTAGTGGTCGTCATCGTTATAGCAGTAGAATTAACTACAAGGGGAGTCACTGAGGATGCATTGGCTATCGTGGAAAAACGCCACTCCGAATCCTCTGAGGAGGCTGAAGCATCCGTCATCTTTAGATCTACGTACCCTATAGCCGTAGCTGCACCACCCGCATCATCTGCGGTAAACGTCAATCTCAGTCCATCATTATTTGCAGGAGTTCCAGAAGATGGATTGATTTCAAACTTGGCCACCTCGCGTAATCCACCAGCCGCCGCAGACGTTGTGCTGAAGGTCTTTAGACCCGTAATAGTCTGAGCAATAGACATCCCTACGATACCATCACTGGCTGAAGTATCGACATTGGCTTCATCTATATTTGTCGCCTCAAGGAATGTTCTAATATTAGTAATCCAGTCCTTGAGAGGAGCCGCCTTGATTTCTGCTCCAGCTACGGGCAGAGTTGAGTCACTAGGAACTGTAATTGTTGCCATTATAATACCCCTTGACCACTTATAGCGTATTCCACTTGATAGCCCATTAATTCTGCTGGATTAGAACCCGTTATTTCTAGCTGTATATTTTCCGCTGTTCTATTTATCGCAAACAGAGCCTTATTAGCTCGTTCATCTGGGAATAAAAGCCCTGAGTCGTATTCATAGTCCTCATCATACACGTAATCGGTTCCTAGGGAAAGAACTTTTGACTTAGTACCCCTAACCCCCTGATCACGTTTTAAGGTAATATTTATAGTCGATAAGACGCCTGTATTCTTATAGTATATGATAATAGTTTTTATAATCTTAGAGGTGCCGGGAGAACCCAAATCATTGGGTGCTGTCTCATACGTATAACTATAGTTGGTAGAGTCGTCATTTGTCCCTGTATTGCCCTTGTATACGTAACCCGTACTATACGCTCCTAAAAAATCAAACTCAGTGTTACTGACAAAGAAATTGCTTATAACATTGAGAGAGGCCGTATATGATTCGATCTGTATCTCATCAGTCTCCCAATCCCACACAAGGACTTGATCGTGTCCAGTGGTATTGGACGTAGAAGACATAAGAACTCTTACCTGATGATCTTTCTCCCTCACAGTAGATACGGCATATTGAAGCCTTGACATATTAAACTTCGATTGGAAATCGATCTCCCGCGTCACAACCCTGTATTGCAGATCGGGCGTTATGACAAAGGCTCCTTCTGTGGCTATCCCAAAGATAAATTCTGGACGAACAATAATGCTCATCTTGGATAACGGAGAAAAGCCTCTCATCGTATTACCGGGGACGTATTCCAATGCCCCTACATGATATGCGATATCCCCTATATAGGCCCCATCTTTCTTAAAGATAAAGACCTTATCCCAAGCAGAAGCACCAGCTACTATATCGGTGCCTCCAGCATCAACCTCAAACCTATTGTTATCTAAAACTCTGTCTATATCTACGCCAAAGGTGTCCGTATTTACGTCACACCAGTAAAGTCTTGTCGGATACTTGGTGCTACTTATCGTCGGAGCTATGAAGAGCAGTACGTTCTTATGAACTATAAGGTCTTCACAGGTAGCTAGTGCTACAGGGGCTGTGGTCATAGCAACGGCACTATTAGACGTATTCCCATCCCACGTCCAAATATTATTTGTTCCATTTACCGCTATTAACTTACTGTCTAAATAGGCGAACCTATGTCTTCCCTCTGCTCCTGCATTCAGCGTCACCGATCCAGTCAGATCTGTCCTTGTGCTTCCATCGTCCGCAAATATTTTTGTAGTCGTAGTATAGACATTACGTAACCCCTGAGTGCCTATAGACTGATGCCTAAACCCGGTTAGTGCAGGAGATCCGCTTATCTGACCGGCATTATATTTGGCATACCCGCTCCTTCGTCTTGCCATTCTTTGTTCGGACAAGTCTATATTGTCCATTACAATGGCAGCTTCTGGACCCAGATCTTGAGATGGGTAGTTGTGAATATCCCTGAGACCCCTGAACATAAAAATTGGGGATTTCTGAAGATCAGGAAATACACGGGGTTCTGGTAGGGCTACGGTCATTATTATGCGCTGGCGTTAGGTATTTTGCTTCGCGTATACAAAGAAGGTGGTATATAAGGGTTGGTTACATTCTTAAACTTCCTAGAGGTAACCTGTTTCTGCTCCCTATGACCTAAGAAATCCTCTTTCCGCTGCTCATACTTCCGTGCCGCTAACTGCCCCGCCTGACCCTTTCCTACTAGGGGAAGAAGAATGGCTTCTGATCCGTAAATGAGGAGGTCGTGAAATCGACTGTCTAACTCAGGCCAATCATCATCATTGATCAAGGGCGGTTTCTTGGCCAAAGTACGGACAATATACGTAATAGCCGCATCTGGATTAGGATACAACTCCCACCATTGATAGGATGGAGAATCGCCCCAATAAGGAGGGATGACCGACAATATATTGCTGTCTGTATCCTTGACCGTTACTGTACCGACAAAGGTAACATCATTACTCTGCTGTAAGACCACCCTGCGTATTCCAATGCCATTTGACACAGCATCGAAACTAGAAGTCGAGGTTGCTGGCGTTGTTCCTGTGAAAGTGATCTCTTCTCGCAGGTCCACACCACTGGACATTCCATGAACAACTGCCTTATAATTACTTCCCGCATCCAACGCCGAAGAGCTTACCACCGACACCGTACCTGCTGAAGCGGGTTGTTTCTGCACCCCGAAATAGCCAAAGACGTACGCTTCCGTAGGAGTACCACTGCTACTCGACCCTGCCCGTTCCCGGTCAAAGTCCTGAGAAGTCTTCAATACCAACTGCCTGTCATTGGCATCGTCTTCTATGTTCAAGACTTGTTGGACATATAAGGGCATACCATATTTGCTGGTGCCAGCCACCGTAGCGAAGGTATACTCTCTACGCTCAAAGTCGGTATCCGTCTCACTGAGAAGCTCTTCATAGATGAGATTGACGGCACGTTTGGCCATTGTCTCAAACTCATCGCCAGCTTCCTCAGACGCCGCTTTATTGAGGTAGGATATGATGTCAGAGAATTTCACTTAATAATCACCCTGTTTACGCTTCTGGCTATGACGAGACTTTTGTCTCTTTTTTAACTCCTGCGCCCTCTTTTTACTACGTTTTATTTCTTTTTGTGCAAATTTAGATTTTACACCAGAGGGAGAATCTATTCTTTCTGACCATCTACCCCCTGCTGTAGCCTCTTTAATACGGGCACCCACGGCTGTTGCAGCATGTTGTAATTGCGAGGGCATAGCCTTCTCTGGCTGTCTACGAAAAGTAGACTCTGCTTTAGTAGCTTGAGTTTTTTTAAATGGGATCTTTTTCCTTGTTTTGGCCTTAGTCTTTTTGAAAAGACTATGATAACCCTTTTTAGCCATTAGTATTTTATACCCCTATGAAGTGGTTGTCTTACGCCTAAACTTACGCTCTATGCTTCCCTTTTTAGGCATAGGTTTTTTGGGCTTAGGAGGAGTCTTGGGCTTAGAAGAACCCTTAGTCCTTTTCTTTATACTAGCTTTAGCCTTGGCCCTAGCCTTGGCCTTGGCTTTTGCCACCTTTACCTTCTTAGGCCCTATGATGAGTAGCTCAAGCATCTCTTACTTCTTCTTAGACTTTTTACTAGCCTTTGCCTTAGCCATCATTTGCCTTTCCTTGGTCGTCCACGCTTGGTGGACACAGGAGTTACTTCCTCCAAGATCCCTTCCTCTACCAACTTCACCACCTCTTTATCCTCAGAAGGTTCTGGCTCTGAAGAAGAAGCCATGATCTGCTCCGTATGCTCCTGCTGAAGCTCCTTCATGTCCACCATAGCCTTAACCTGATCCCCCGAATACTGGCTCATCAACAGCTCTATGGCACCATCTTCAGATAGGACAGGAATTTGACCCGTTTCTCCAGCCTGACCGTCAAAACGATCAAACATTGTTTTAAAGACCTTATCCATGCTGGACAACATACTGCTCTGCTCATCATTCTTACGCTCTTCATAGGTCTGGTGAAGTTTCATCCTGCGTTCTGGACCGTCTGTGAGCTTTGCTGAAGTGAGCCTGAACTCCCATCTCTTGAACATGGGGTAGTTGATCCCCATCGCTTCCTCTTCAAGCTCTTGCTGCTCTTCTGTCAGCATACGCCCCGACCTCGTATCTATGGCTACTTCTCCATTGGGCGTACCCTCAAACCTGAGAATGATACCATCATCTTCCTGTATATTACGCGTCTCTGATCCATTATTGAGATTATCGCCATAGACATTGACCCTGTTGCTGACAATCGTCTCTTCTGTCCATGTGCTGTGATGGATGACATCAGTGACGCTGGGGTCTGTCCCTTCAAACTTTCTGTATACCACTGTATTTTTATCAGCATCAGAAAGAGGAAGCTCTATTCCATTAGACAGCTTCTCCTCACCCTGATCCAACTTTTCCTGAAGCACAGTAGTAAGATTTGCATCAAGCACCACGGATGGTTTGCGATTCATAACATTCTCCTTATATGGTGAATCCGCTTATATTGACTTGGCAATCAGCACTTGACGAAGCGATGTTGCCAGTTACTGCCTCCCCCGGTGTGCTTGCTACATTATTCACATTAAATGAAAATGAAAACCCCTCTGCCGACAGATCGATCTTACTTTGCCAAATAATAGTTGACGCGCTCTTAATGGTAATAATAGAATCTGCATCTATATGGCCAGAAATAGAGGATACAAAATGCTGACTACCCGTTATTGCACTGTAAAAAATCCATAATATTCTCCTATGCCGCTAGCTTAAAGCCAGCATTTTCAATGATTTTTTTCATACGAAGTTCATATGTATGATACTTGCGGCACTTCTCATGCCCAGATTTGGCTATTTTCTCTCTTTCAATGGGATTATCTAACCCCCATCGAACTTTTTCGATCATCTCATCTTTGTCTTTATAACCTAAAAAATCTATCCCTTCCTCAAACCCCAGTTCATTTATACCCTCTACTGTAGTATTTGTTAACAAGCAAGTCCCCGTAGATAGAATTTCAAAAAACCTCATATTCAAATCATTTTTGATGCTGATATTAAACCCCAGCTTGGATCGTATGTATCTTACTGCCATATCTTCAAAAAAACAATCAAATGAAAACCAATTATTAGGTACATGGGAAAATAAGAAATCTAAATAATCTATCCTATGATTTTGATCTGATGGGTAAGAGTCTTTAAAAAATCCTACAAATGATACATCCCATTCCTTTTCTAAATTCCAACCCATAGAGTGCGTTTCTCTATTAGGATGATTCATCATTTCACCAAGATTCGGGTGCGCCATTGGATTACATGCCAATGGCAGCCATGTAGCACTTTCTATCCCATCTTCTCTGAATCTCTCTGCACCTTCTTTTTGAGCGCAATATACATACTTAAACTGTTTGGCTTTTTCTTTCCTAAATTCATATCCTACATGAGTGTCTATGGCATAATAGGCACTATTTTCTGGCGCAATCCAATCTAAATCATCTCTCCCATCATCTATATGTATATAGAAATCAGCGGGAGGAAGCTTATCTGACTTACTATACGGAGGCGTAAATCGTATTACTGAGTCTCCAAACTTCAATTGATATTTTACAGAATTAAAGCATAATGTAGGAGTACCATTATTTCTAATATCGCTATTATAAATAAAAGCTATCGGAGCATATCCTTGTGCTGGCGTCTTTTTGATTGGCTCTACCATGAGCATCTTATAAACTCACTTTTTCACTATAATTAACATCCGTACTTAACTCATATTTTTGCCATTTATGACCCCAACAATTTAACCATTGCTTTATACCATGCTTCTTTATTATAGCATTATTAGTTCTTTCTTGATGCAACTTGCTATCCCAATCATTAAAGACTCGTTGACCTGTTTGCTGTCCTATATGATGCAAGTATGCAGATCTATCAATTATAAGCTTGTGGTGTGCATCACGTATTCGTATCGAAGAATCTAAATCGTCTCCACCGGGTAGGGATTCGTCTAACCCACCCAATCCTTTTAGCAAAGAAGTTCTGACTATCATACACATTCCTATCAAGCACGTTGTTTCTATTCTGTTTGGAATTTGTGTTTGAAATAAACTCTGATTACCAGCTACAAAATTAGAGCATGGGCCTACCGCACCTACTTGTTCATCTTCAAATGCGGAAAGCAATGTCTCCCAAAAATCAAAGTTGGATGGTATGAATAAGACATCATCATTCATCATACAAAAATATTTAGAGTTTATCGCATGAATACTATGTAATCCTATATTTATAGATCCCATCCATTTCAGATTTGATCCCGGTTGAATTACATGAAATAAATCCTTAGAATCGATGGCCACTTTTTCTATGATGTTGCTTATGTCTTCCATAGAATTTTTAGATGAACAATTATTAATAATAACAACATTCCAATTGGGAACCGTATTGTTCACAAGACTAGAAAGACACCATTCTAGTTGCTGATAATTCTGATAGGTAGGAATACAGATAACTAAATGTTTATCTGACATTGTCTTTTTCCAACGCCATCATTTTTATATACGTTTCTTCATTCGCTACCTTATAACGATCATAATAGTCTTCGTCTATAAATTCGATATCCCATTTTTTATGTGCTGTTTTAACAGAAGTATCTAAATGCCTCGGAACACCATATTCGTGACAACGAGTGCAAAAAAAGAAATCTTCACCACATCCCGTAGAAGCAAACCATGGTTGCGGAATAATTTTAAAAATACTCATATCATACAGCACCATACCCATACCAAAGGCCAAAGATCCTTCTACGTCAGCATTAGAAATCAATTTGTTTTTTGGATAATCAAATACAACATGAGAATTCATAGAGGTTTTGAAGGAGTCTCCTTCAACTTTTTCCTCTACTATTTTCATAATAACTGGATAATATGGAGGCCTTGCTGTAAAAGCGAGTGCAGCAACAACAGGTAGATTATGTCTCCATAGTTTTAAAAATGAAGAATAATCGAACAACATATCCGCATCCCATGTGAACAGATAATCTGCTCCCCACCCCAATGCCTCTTCTACTATAAGCTCCCTCGCCTTACCCACCAAAGATGTTTGAGAGTAATCTATTAAAGCTATATCCAACTTACCCATTCGATCTAGATCTTCTAGGGTAGGATTTGCTCCTTCATGTAATAAAGGCAAAGAGGGATATAGTTGTTTAAATTTTTCATCCCCAAGATGCTTTTTGAAGATAGTCCTCTCTCTTAATTGACCCAAATACATAAAAAAATCTTCATACATAGCAAATGTTTTTATGTCTGGACCGTCATACCACGGCATTCCGATGGCCAATTTCATTTTATAAGCCCCATCTTAACTTTAAGGAACTCCCACCATGTCCCACCCATGGCTGGCTTAGACCTATGACCATCATGCCGTTCCATTATTTCTTGTGGAGAATCTTCCCACCAAAGTTCTCCACATTGACATCTTAATAACATGCGTTCATTTATATCATTGGTATGAAAAAGTGTTCGCATCTTCGTACCAAACGATTTCTTATTACCCCTATAAGACTCTTTTTTCCTTATCGCTTCCTTTCCGTCCTCTCTTAAGGCATCAATATTCATTTTATTTCCTATTAAAATAAGAAGGTAGGAGAAACTCCTACCTTCTCAGGTATTCTAAAGAACTCTAAGAAATATATGATTTCCAAAAGCTCCATTTGCACCACCCGCATGGGCTGCCGCCAAAACGGTATCAAGGGCTACTACTGGACCGTACTTATCAAAAAACCCACCTACTGACGATACGCCAATAGAAATGGAAGAATTGATTGGACCCATTACCTGCCCAGGTGCATCTACGTTGCCAGAGGCATGTACGTGGGCTACATGAACAGAAGCCTTGTACCCGTAGACTTGAACTCGTCCAACTGAGTTATTTGGAATATCTTCATCTGACAAGCCGATGAAAGAACCCCACATAGTAGCAGGACGAGCCGTTACCAAAGCCACATTAGCCGCTCCTGCCTGAACGGCAAAAGCACCGTTCACATTCAGGCTAAGTGAATTAAGGTAACTATTCATACCATATGTCCCGTGATGCGACGTTATAGTCGCACCACCTAGGTTCGTAACATTCACGAACACTTTCTCGGCATCAGACCGATTGACTGTCTGTAGCTGCATGATTAGTTCTCCTCAAATAACTTTTGATTAAATCGCGCCTATTACATGCGCGACAAACGTATAAAGGCCAGTTGATGCTGGATTTACAAATACGCTTCCCTGTGTGCTGTCTGCCGCTCCACCAGCAACTGCATTCAGCACTACCTCGGGGGCTGTTTCTTCATTCGGGCATGATACTGAAAAAGATAGTACACTACCCGTTGTAGGAACCAGTGCGATTGTATTATCCGCATTTACTCCTGTAAAGCTACCTGTAATTACAGTATGATCGCCTACAGGATTAATTGTACCTAGTGTTGGTGTAATTGTTGCCATTTTGGTATCTCCTTAAGCCTTATATGCCTAGTTTAGGTAATACCAGTAAGCTTACCCAGCTTACGACGATTGTTAACAGCGATATTGCCCTGAAAAAGAATCTGGGCAACCAGCGCATCCTGATCGATGGGCTTCTGAAAACCCTCATCGGTCATCGACATATTCGCCTTGGAGTGAACGAAAAGCATGATATGCGAACCGTTAAGCATGTACATGTTGCCTGAACCGCAGAAATTGTCCATGACAACCGTAGCACCCTTGAACAGCAGCTTCTCAACGCCAGCGTCCGCACCACCCGAAGGGTTAGGCTCATAGCGTACACGAGGAGCAATCAACGCCTCAAACGATTCGTGAACCGTCTGAGTGGTGACGATATAATCGGGCGAGGTATTCGAACCCGATTTACCTTCACCGCAGTCATTCCATACTGTCCGCATCTTAGGAATGAGATTGGTAGCAGCGGCACCTATGCTGCTTTGAATCTGACTGCGCCACGAACTGTTGTCGCTCTGATTGATGTCAGCATAAGTCGTATCAGAAGTCGGATCGTCTGGACATGCTGCTTCCAACCCCGTCATCTGCTTATTGCTGGAACCCGTTCCATCAGAGAAAACACCAGTAGCAATACCGTCCACCAAACTAAGTTCGGCCTGACGGGCTTTTTCCTTCATAATGTCAGCAATCTGTGTCGGACCCATGTTCTGACGAACAGTAAGACCGTCAATGGCGATGCTGACTGCGGCTTGCTTCCACTGATACCATGCCGTGGTAAAGCCGATTGAAGGGGTGATATTAAGGGTATCCAACTGCGAATACCACTTAAACGTACCATTTGTACCTGTCATCACAGGAATGCGAATACGTTCGCCTCCCTGCAATACTTTGATACGATTTCCAGAATTAAACCAATCCAACGTAGGATTGGACTGATAAACATTGTCCTGTATTGCTCCCGAAGACAGGATCTCATCCAAGGTCATCGTGAGCAACGGACCATATGTTCTAGTTAGGCTACTTTCTCCCGTTGCCATTAGAAAGCTCCATCAAATATTTATTGACCCAAGGCACGAAACGCTTTTAATACGGCACGTTCTGTGACCGTATCCAAGCTGTCTCCTTTCCTATAGATCGATTGATTGTCAGGCGCACGATGGGACGACTGGTCTATGGTCCTCGCATTGGCCGCATGGGCTACACGATTCGATATCCCACCCCGTCCTTCCGTAGCACCACGATTGTAGGCATCTTCAAGAAGATTATCGAAATGATAGATTTTGTACAGTTGCGTCGGCGTGATTCCTTTTTCTTTGGAAAGCATGTCCGAGTACAACCCACGAACTCCATCATATATGTCGGGGTTCCATACAAATTCTCCCCCCTCCATATGGCCAAAATTCTCTCCCCACGCATCGACACCCTCATTAATGGTGTCTACCGTGTATTGATAGGCTTCACGATCCACTTCCTGATCTTCAAGATCTTGGCGAGACACATACCCCATCTCATCCAACAGAGCTTGAAATGCTTCTTGCTGCTGTTTGGGGATACGATTCACTAATGCCCTGCGACGCTGTGAATCTTCATCAACCTGTTCGGGTTGATCTTCCGTCAATGCTTGCTCCAAATTATTCAATCTACCTTCAAGGGTGTTATTCGATTGACCCTGTTGGGAGATCGTGCGTTGCATCTCACGAAAGGCTTGTGCGCCACCGGGGATATTATGAGCGTTATCCTCCAAGTATTGAAGCACTTGGTCCCTGCCAGCAGATTTCTCCCCCGTAGTATCGGAATTGGAGTTTCCATTGGAAGCCGTATCCGAATTGGGGTTAGTGGCAGACGCGGTTGCTCCTCCGCGTCGAGCTTCCATAGCCGTATCGATCTCACTTAGCCGTTGGGACGCCTCCATCTGCTGTAAAGCATCAGCAGGGTTATCCATGGCTGGATCTACCGGTATAGTTGCCTCAGTCATTGTACATCTCCTTATTCATCATCATAGGTAAAAGAATCTTTGGCTTTCTCCATCACATCTTTTTTGCGATGGATGTCATCGATCTTCTTACCCCGTAGCTTAGGTGAAGGGCGAATAGCAGTGGGATTATCCGAATCCCAATTACGCCCCCCATGCTTCCTATCTCCCGCCTCATGCACGTCCAGTGCATTCATCACATCTTTTTTATGTCTGCGTCCAGTAATGTCGCAATCTAAGGCCTCGTCATAGTATGCGTCAAAAGGCACAAAGCTTTTGATAGCATTCATGGGAAACATACGCTCTGCTTCCCCGCCACACTTCTTACACGTATGACTACGCTCTTCAAATAAAGCGAACCGCTCCTCTACATTTTCACAGGCCTTGCACTTAAAATCATATAATTTTTGACCTTGTTTCATTATCTACGAGCGCGTCTTCCTGTCGTTGCTCCAGCTAAAACACTTCTAAATTGCTGGCTCTCTAACTGTCGTTGGCCGGGACGAGCCCTTGGTCCACCTTCTGCTCTGTCAGCTTGAGAGGTAAGGTCGGCGTGTATTTTTGACAACTCCTGCCTTGCAGCCCTATCTCCTCCTTGGGCCTTTTGAAACAAGGTATCTATTTGCTCTCTCATCTGCTTTTCTTCTACATTAAACCTAGCCTGTCCACCGCCATATTTATCACCCGCACCATACATCCTTTCATCCTTGCCCTTTGCTCCTGTAAGTCCAGCCCTTTGTGCTGCCCCTGGTATACCAGCGGCTGCTTTGAGCTGGGAAGGATCACCAGCACCAAAGCCCATTGCCATTTTTCTACCTTGATCTTGGCTTGTTAATGGCGGCTTAGTTGCAGGAGGCTCGGTTCCAAAAGTCTCCTTTGGTCTAATTGGCCCTGTGGGACTCATCATATTAGGACCACCACGGGTGTCTCTTGGCAACGGCTTACCTACTCCACCTGTAGCCGCTGGCAAACGAGTCCGATCACGGGTTAATGGCGGTTGTGGAGCAGCTTGAGTGGGACTTTGGTAATCCCTGCCTTGCCTAGGATCAACACTTTGTGGCCTTTGGGTCACCTCACCACCACGCTTTGCCCTTGCTGCTGGTGCCGCAGCAGGAGGGGTCAATCCACTCTCCCAACCACGGGTCTCTCTTGGCGCTGGTGGTGGAGTAGCAGCAGGTGGAGTAGAACCCCTGAGGGCACCGCCATAAGCAGGCATTTGGCTAGAAAATCTCGCTGAGTCTGTTAACTTCTTACGCTGAGCAGCCGTTGTCGCAGGAGATGCGGCAGCAGGTTCATCTGGTCTAGACGGATCGACTCCTGCCGCTCCTTGCTGTGGTCCCGACATTGGTCCTGTTGGTCCTCCTTGGGCAGGAGGTTGAGCAGTAGGACGTTGAGTCATCCATGATGTTGGTTCCATAAGGCCCACCCTCGGCTTCACAGCCTCAGGTGCTGGCTGTTGCCGTTGGACATCTCTGCCCTGTATGCCGCCCCTTCCAGAACCCAGCCAACCAGCAGCCCTACCTGCCAGCCCTTTCAATCTATCTAACTTGCTTTTAGATGGTGGTGCTTCTATGCCTGTCTCTTCCCTCGCCTGTTCGCCCAACCCTCTCCTGAAAGCTTCATTGGTAGAATCCCGTATCGTCTCTCTACCCCGAATTGCTTCTGGACCTCTATCCTGCAAAGACCACTTGGACGGCTTATCGAACTGTGAGGTAGGAGCTTCCGTCCCTACACCTAACCCGCCTTGCTGAGCTGCTGCGGACAAGCCACCCGCCCCCTGCTTTCTTTCGGATACAAATCCTCGTAGATCCTCAGCCAGCCCACTGTCCTTAAGCCCCTTTAAAAAAGCCTCCAACTTCTGCATGTCGGTCTGCGTTTGCTTCGACTTACGTTGCTGTCTGGTAGCCATGATATACCCCTAGTATTTGCGCTTGGATTTGGGTTTGGAGGACTTAGTTACTTTCTTCTTTTTCTTCTTAGCGTATGCTTTTGCCTGTGCCATCCCCTTGGGCGTATAGGCAAAATGTTTTGATCCGACCTTTGGCATAACTATCGTCCTTCCACATTCTGACGAGGCGGTGCTGGCGCACCCTGCCCCTGCGTACGTTGGGCATCCCCTAAAATATTACTGGGTGTCTGTGGAGGCTGCCGCATCATACTTGGATTTATAGCACCACTAGGCGTCCTTGCCCCACCCCTTGCTCCACCGGGAGCCTGTCCCGGTGCTTGCCCCGGTGCCGCTTTGGGTGCGGCAGGATCAATAACCTCCTTGGGGGGCTTATCAAGGAAGGGGAGAATACGTTCTGGATCATGTATCTCATAGCCTCGCACCAACAACAACCGAATCAACTCACCCAAATTGGGAGGTTCACCATAGATCTGCTGTATCTTATCGGTCAACCCTCCCATCAGATTGATCAGATCCAAATACTGCTTGCGCTCCAATGCTACAGCCTTGGCCCCAGAGGTTATATCGATCTCAAAGTCATACTCCCCCTTTGCCATGTCCTCTGTGATAGAGACAAACTCATCGGCATTGGGGTCGATAAGGAAAATACGCTCTGGCTTGAACTCCGTCGTCAGTTGCCAGAACTTCATCGCCTTACGTATCTGAAACTGCTTGAAAGCCTGTGCGCGTTCATCCTCTCTATATATTGGCTTCAGTGGCCGTATCACTCTGAGGCAATGCTACGGGTTGGGGGGTACCCGCACTGCGATCAAACATTGTTTGAACCATATTGAGCAACTGGCCCTTATCGCTCTGCACATCCCCAAACTGCACTGCTTGCACGGCGCGACCCTGTGACTCTACCAACCCCTCCACCTCAAACGCTTCCATGTCATCGGCTTGCAGGATATCGTTGATCTCTGTATCCGACACATAACGCGGATCATACAGGAAGAGATTCTTCTGCTTACGTATGACCGACAGGAAAGAGTCCATTATCTCATTTACCAACGACTGCAATGCATCCCCTCCCGCCAAGAGAAGCGGCGGCTTGTTGAACCATGTAGTCACTGAGTTGTTGAAATTCAAGATCTCACAGGGGAACCCCTCCACATGCCTGAAAGGCCAATCTTCTTCATAGCGGAAGAACTTATTATGGGAAGGGGAGAAGTTGAGAAATAGGTTGGAGCGGTGGCCCTGCGCTATGACCATATTTCGTGCATAGATCTCATACCCCTCCACCATGCCAAAGTCATCTATTTCATAGATGTTGTCTTGCTCAGGGGCATTGACAAATCGCAACTCCTCCGATGGTTCCAAGTCAGCGGTATTATAGAGAGAGTCATCTGCCATCATCTCATCTATATGACGCACGTATCTAAAAGCCACCCACTTGGCATCATGTATACCATCAGAGGCAAAGGGGTCCATAAGAAAATCACCGGGGTTCCACCGTCGTCCATAGGGAGCTTCCCATTTTATAGAGGTATGCTCTCCCGCATCGCCCCTATCCAAAATTGATTGATGGTCTTGGATATGGGCCTCTAAAATATCTTGAAAACGAGGGTCGAGGTCAGGTTGCTGAAGGAACTCCGTATGAATCGTGATATGGCCTTCGTGATCCTGCTCATTGGTCACTGTCGTTATCTCGCCCGAAGTGAGAAACAACGACTCCGTAGTAGGATCATCCATCACCTTGCCGGGATTCAAGAGTTGACTGGTGATGATATCCGTCTCCAAGTCCATGGTATACCCAAGCTTCGTGACGCCCCAAGGACTGAGAAAAGCATCCAGCAAGACCCGTTTATCCTGCTCCAACTGACCCGTTTCACGATACCAATAGTCGCTTATCTTAGCGACAAATCGCTCTTGACCCACCCCATCCTTATTAAAAGGCGTAATCTTGAACTTGGGATCATGGGCGGCTATATTGGAGACACTCTGGTCGATCCACCCATAGATCAAATTAGTTTTGATCCTCGTACCGGGATCGCCCGCTAAAGACAGGTTTTCCAGATCCTTTTCCCGCTCAGTAGCTGCTTGCATATTGTACTGATCGAGAAGAACTTGCGAAGCATCAAAGAAGGGCCGATAGAAGTCCGTAGCATGTTGAATCCTACGCTTCCACCACTCCAATTGACTGTCGCGTTTGCTTGGATAAGATACCGGCATAATATTAATATGTTTCTATTAAATAGGGTTTGTCAAGTAGTAATATTTCTTGGTAGTTACTACTCTACACTACTATAATGCTCATCATACGGAATAGGAGCGTGCGCTCCTATGATAGGAGCCTCTTTTACTAGCCTCTTTCCCTGCCTACGCAACTTGCTTCTGTGCATCAACTCTTCAAAAGTATAGGTTCTGGCCCCCCACGGATTGTCTTCATCAGGTAACGGCTTACCGGGCGTAAGGTCTTCCAGCATGATCCCCAGTAAAGAGAAGCATCTGCTGCGCTCGTCCCTGTATAGCCCTAGCCCTGACGGTCTTATCTTTACTGGGCGTATACTGCTTCCTGTAGCAATAAGCGTCACGCTCCTTCATCCGCTGTGATAAGTAAGGCCCCACAGAATTTAAGATCTGACCCCGTTCCTCCCCCCATTGCGTAATCTTCCACTTCTTCATCATATCAATGACCGACTCAATCCATTCCTGGGGCTTAGCTCGCTTTTTCCAGAAATCAGCCACATAAATACGATCATACGGATCTACCGCAAAAACGACATGCACCGTATAGTCCGCACCAGACCGCTCTGAGGTGGCATAGTCACTGGTGCCATAAAAACGCAAGGTAGTGTGAGGAGGGAGATGCTCATACATATCGAACCAGTCGATATGGAAAAAAGCCCCTTCAGCGCGAGTAGGCTCCTGTTGGTAGAGGGCATGATACTCTCGCTCTCCCAAGACCCCACGAATTTCTTTTAAGGCTTTCTCATTATACCATCCCGGCCAGAGCGCCTTCCCCTTGTCCCTACCCAAAGGATCATCATCCATGGCCTCTGCGGCAAGCTTCAATACCTCCCAATCCCTCACACCCTCCGCATCATCCATCTGTTGGATTAATCGACCACTCAAGTCATCGTCATGCCATCGTGTCTGGATGACAATGACCTTAGCATCAGGCTGCAACCGAGTGAACGCCGTAGATCGATACCATGCCCAGACCCGCTCCCGCTCCGATAAAGAGTCGGCTTCTTCCCGATTCTTGATCGGGTCATCTATAATGAGTAAATCTGCTCCTCTTCCCGTGGCCGACGTCCCAACCCCCACCGCAAAATACTCACCACGGCGATCAGCAATACGCCACTTATTAGCGGCAGTAGCATCCTGAGAGAGCTTCGTGCCTTCAAAAACCTTTTGATATTCTTCACTGTTGACGATCTCCCGAACATCACGTCCAAAATCCGTAGCTAGCTCCTGACCATACGACGCATGTATAATTGATGAATCTGGGTTGCGCCCCATAAACCATGCCGGGAACCTACGGCTAGCCAACTCACTCTTCCCATGCCGGGGCGGCATAAAAATCATCAACCGATGACATTCCCCCGATTCCACCTTTTGCAGCATCTCACAGATGAGACGATGGTGATCCGCCACTACAAAATTGGGAAAAGTAAATGTGGTGAACTTTAACAACTCGTCATAGGCCGACTCCCGCTCTAAAAGAATCTCAGCCGCTTGCTGTGCAGGATCACTCACAACAAGGTAGTAATCGTCTTACCACCCTCATCCTCCTCATACACCACCCGCTGGTCCTCGTCCGTATGCGGCTCCACCTTCTCACTCAAATTTGGAAATAATTTTTTGATGGAAAGCGACCCCAAGGACTTCTTGGCTCTGATAATGCCGAGTTTTCTCAACTCTTGAGATCCTTCAATAGGTTCCTCTGGAATACCCGCCAACCCATACATCGCGTCTACCCATCTATTACTATTCATAATTCCTCTTTGCAAAGTCACTTTTAGGCAACAAAATACCCATCGCATGAATCATATGGTTTTTTCTCTCCCTCGACATGATAGAGTCGCAATCCCTCAAATACGTATCCATAATATCCAAGGCCTTCTCATACGTGAAATTGCTCTCTAGGGAGAGAACATCTCCGACCTCTATCCCTCCCCTATCCTGATTGCTCATCCAACATCACCACCTCAGAGACCTCCGACTCTACCGCCAATGCCGCCTCCGTCTTACGCCGTTGAGCAATCAACATCAACTCCTCCCGACTTAACTCCTCCAACGGACGGTCTATCTTACTGTGCGTCATCGCCACCTCCTTAGGTGCATGAAAGCCCAAAATCTTACACCGCTGCTCCACACACCAAGAAATTTTGTCCAACCACTTCGCATCCCCCGAACCAATACCCTCCTTCTGCGTCACCGTCCTAGGATTGACCTTCTCATCATAATGCGTAGTACGACGATGCTCCTTCTTGGAAACTTCATACGCCTCCCATGCCGACCTCTCAATCTCATCAATCTTCGCCAACTGCTCCATCTTAGCCGATCTAAAATCATACGCCGCTCCATTGAGCCACTCCTCCCGCATCTTCCGCAAATCTACCTCTATTGTACTTACACTAACCTTTAACTCCTTCGCCATCTCCGCTTGCTTCATCCCCCGCAAATACATCGACGATAATAGCTGCCTGTCAAACATTCTTTGCATCCTGTTCCGTTTAATCGTCTCCATAATTACTCCCTTACTCCCTTTCTCAAAGCTACCGCCCCTCCACTCTCCATACTCTCCCTAATAACCTCCCAATGCGGTACCGTATCCACTATAGCCTGTGGAAAAGGACGACCCTCCTCCTTTATAGCCTCAAAAGGATAGTCTATACCCATAGGAGTAACAACCGCTTGCGCTATTGTAAAAAAATCATCCGTGAAGCCCCCCTCCACTATCTTATCAATCGTCTTATAATACCCAAATTCCATAAATCCATTGTGATTGGCAAACGAAACCGTATCGTGGATAATTACCACCCCCCCATCCCGCATCACCCGCTCCAATTCCGATAACTCCCGTTGCAAGGTCCAATAATTATGGTCCGTGTCCACTATACAGAAATCTATAGACCCCGAACCCATCCTAGGTAACTCAATATATGAAATACCATACACCCACTCCAACCGTGCATGATTCAAGCTGAACCGCTCAGGTACTAACTCACCCGACTCCTCCATACGCCAATGCGTAGGTACCTCAGGACTCACCACCACTATATCAAACTCTATCTCCTCACATACCGATAATAACTTCTGCGTGTTCTCCCCATTCGCCGCCCCTAATTCCAAGAGCCGACTAGGGCGCTCCTCCTCCAATAAAGACCGTATATGCAAATATTCCTCAAAATGATTGTGCATCCTCCTAATATACCATACCAAACTACGCATAACAAGCGCAACTAAACAGTTTTAGCCCCATTTTGATCCGCTTGGTAGGAG